CCATGCGGTCTTGCAGGTGGGATCAGCTTTCAGCTTCAGGCCCAGCGCCAGTGAGCCGATAAACGGCTCACTCAGCAGCAGGGCGGTGCGGGCGGCGGTCATCTTTCCTTGTGCGCTCATTTCGAAAACATCCCCTTCCCATAAGTGGCGGTCATAGCATCCAGAATGCTTTGCGCGCGGGCGGCGGTTTCAGCGCGAACGGCGGGCACTTCGCGCAGGGTTTCAGGTTCCGATACGGCGAGCAGTTCCGCTTCGCGCCGGTACTTCTCTAGCTCCGGATCATCGGTAAGGTTCAGCGTCTTCAGGGCGTCGCACACCTTACGGGCGTTGCCGATAAGCGTGTCCTTGAACGTTTTCATCCCATCCTTGCGGTTAGGGTTGCCGGTGGCCAGCGTCTCGCGGATGCGCGCCAGTGTCTCGTAAAGGCGTTTCACGGCGTCCGCCTGCGCGTCCCTGAACCCCTGCGCGACGCGCTCCTCCGTGCTCTTAGCAATGGCCGCGATTTCAGCGTCCGCCAGTGTCACCCGGAAGTCTGTACCGCTCGGCACCGGCGAATACTCGCAGCCGAATTTAAACTTGGCCGCGATCACCGTGGGATAGTCATCCTCGCGGAACATGCCGTTCAGCAGTTTCCGCGCCAGTTCCCGCAGGGCGGGATAGTCGCGCTCGAACTCGGCGAGCAGGGTATCAAAAGTGTGCTGTGACTCGCGGACAAAGGCGGCGAAGGACTGATAATTCTTGATGGGGAGCAGCCGCCAGCCATCGTCAGACCATGGCAGGGTCATGGCGTAATATTTGACCCGCACGGCGGCGATGTGTTGGATCAGCGCCTTATGAGAGTTGGCTTTGTTGACCGTCGCAACGGCGGCGGATGCCCGCGCCTTGCTTGACTTGGCGGCGGCGGGCACTTCGAACTCCGACCCGGGGAGCAGGTTTTTTGTGTACTTCCCGGCATCGCCCGATGCGTTGTGAGTGGCGGCGACGTGCTGCGCAATAGCCTTGTCATCCTTGGTTGCCGCCCAGCTTGAAACCCGCAGGCTCACTAACATGGCGCGGGCGTGCATATCTTGTGTGCTCATTCGTCTACCCTCCCGTAAACGTGTTTTCAGGCGGGGTCGCCCCCGCCCGGGGTTACTTCGTGCTGCCGTTCAGGAGTTGCCCCAACGGTCCGGCAGTGATGCGCACAAAGGCGTCGGTATATTGCAGAGCCTCATCGCGGCGGACCGCGTCACGCAGGGTCAATACCGCGAACTCGCCGCGCTCGGCGTCTACCATGCGTTGGGCATAGATGCCGATGCCCTTCAGGTTCTGCGCCGTCGCCCGGGATGCCAGCGCGACCGATACGGCGTACAGTTGATCCGGCTTGGTGGGCAGCGCCGCCGCCTGCGGGTTAAGCAGGATGGCGTCCACGTTGACAATGGAACGATACATTGAACGGAAAGCCAGATACTCGCCCGCCGCGCCCTCGCCTACCGCGCCCGCCATGGCCTTGACTTCGATACCGGCGGGCAGGTTCAGCGCCTCAAGTTTGGCCAGATGCGCCCACGTGCGGGGCATCGGGGAGTTGGTAAGGTCCGCCGAGGGAACGAACGCGGAGAGCAGTTCCGGCCTGAAACGCAGGAATGCAATCAAAACCGGCGGGATATCGTGATCTATCGCCCACTCGCACCACGAGGCAAGGTCTGCTTCCAGTTCCACGATAGAGACGAAACGCGACTTGACCGGCTCAAGGATGCCGCTCACCCCGGCGCGATCTGTGCGGCGATTGGTGGCCGCGACCATGACGACATGAGCGGGCAGCTTATGCCCGTTGACCTCGCCCGCCAGCAGTAGTTGCATGTATGCCGCCTGTACCGCCGGGGTGGCCTGCCCCAAGTCGTCAAGGAACCATAGCAGGGGGCGGGTGGATTCCATCGCCCGCGCCATGTTCCCGAAGGGTTTGAACGTCGCGTGTTTCGCGCCCTTCTCAAACCATGGCAAGCCCGCGACGGTAGTGGGGTCCTCGACCGCCGGATGACTCAGCAGCAGGTCAAAGCCGATGGACGCGGCCACTTGGCGGACGATATCGGTTTTGCCGATGCCGGGCGCGCCGGTGATCAGAATGTTGTGCTCCGCCTTGACGACGGCGCTCAGGAACTGTTCTAGCTCCCGTGGATTGAATGCCATTGCTCCCATAATTCGTTTCCTCTTTCAGTGCCGGTGACCGGCAGGAATTTAAATCGTTTGGCTTGCGTCTCGCCAGCGCTCAGCAGTTGAGCGCCTGACGCACTTTCCCGTATGCCTGCTATCCGGCAGGCCGGTAAAGCTCCCGGGGCGGTACAATCCGCGCCGGGTTCCCCTTGCTTATTAAGCTAACTCCGTACCATTCTGCTACTTACGCCGCGCTCACGAGACAACTGCGAGCGCTTTGCTTTGGCTTCCCGTTCAGGTGTGCGCCGGTTCTGCATGGCACGTTCCTTACTTATGGCCGGGGCCGGGGGTTTGGTTCGCGGGAACGTTTGCCCGCGTCGCTCAACTGTCAAACATCGTTTCCGGGGGTACCGGGTTTGCCTCAGCAACTCTCTAAAACCAATATACACATGATTCGCGTACAGTGCAAACAATTCTGGAATTTATTTTCATGCCTGCGAATTCAGGCACTTAGCAGACGCGCACGGCGGAGCGCGCCGTATGTATCGGTAGACGCGATGCGACATATATAAGGGGGCGGGGGCATAGGACCCGCGCAGGGTACTCCATTACAGGAGTGAGCCCGGGGAATCCCGGGGCGGAGCGCCCGGAACATGATAGTTGTGGCAACGACAATTGCGCGAATCACTAATACCGGTGTGTAACATGCACATTGTAAAGGCGATGCAAGCCATGTTTACAGGTATCTGTGCCCGCTGTGCGATTTCTAGGGGCAGGCAAGGGGCAGAGCCCCCAAAACCGCCTGCGACGGCAGGGCGACCCCTTGCAGGCCCGGGAAGCGATTGTGGAAAAGCCTGTGGAAACAGGTGGGCTGGTGAACATCTATGGAATCAACAAGTTAGGCATAAATAATCACCAAACGAGGCGCATAGGCAAGTGGCCTGCAAGCGCAATGGAATCATAGCGATACCCTGTTTTCACAGCGTTCGCATGTTTAGTAAACACCGTTTCGGCCCGGACCCGCGTAAACACTGGATGAAAGTGTGTTTTCCACTTGTCAAGTTTAGTAGCGCGCATTGTGAGACGGCGGGCGGATTTATTCAGGCGCTCCGGACCCGGCGCTAGGACCCGCCCGGGAACGTCGTACGGTATCCCCGGGATGCGCCTGCGCGGCGATCCGCGCACGGAAGAGCCCGCCGCGCGAACGGGCGGACGCACAGCGCGCTCGCCTGCGCCATGGACGGCGGAACGGCAGGCGGACGCACAGCGGGCGCGGCAGGGGCGTGTACAGGGGCACGGGCGGGCACATTAGGGCGAGAGGTGGAAGGGTTTTCGCCTACTCCTGACGCCGCATTTTTTTCGCGCGCGTCACCTGAAAACCGGTTTCAGGTTGTCCCCGTTTTCCTGCCCGGGTTTGTTCCGTCCGCCTGCCCCCTAAATGCCTGATTTAAAGGGTTTGGACTCCGATTCTACAGAATGAGATACCACCCCGCCCGGACCCGCCCCCGCGCCCCGCTTGCCCCCCTGTTCCGCCCGCCGCCCCGCCTCTAGTCCACCTCCGGAGGTTGTCCGGGGTGCCGCACCGCGCCATCAGCATCAACATCTTTCCCCCCTCTCTTCTCTCCAATCCCCCACCCCCGAGGCGCAGCTTATGAAAAAAATTTGGCCTCCCAAAAATGGAAAAAAATTCCAGCTAAACTCCACACCCAATCCTCCCTGAATTTAATCTCGCTCATTCCAGAATGGTTATAAATATGCGGCCTTGGAAAAGTATGGAATTCCGATGAAAATAAACCACTTGCATAAGTAATAGCGATGGTGTAGATGGTGATAGATGATGGAGAAACAGATCGAAGCGGCACTGGCGCGGCGGCTGCAAACCATGAGCCTGATAGACAGAGTACAGGTTCTATTGTGGTTATGGAGCGAACAACCGCCCGCCGCCGAGGTGGCTCAATGGTTAGGACTGGAGAGTCTGCCGCCCAAAAAGCCGGTGACGGCGGAGAATGGACGGCGGGAAGGGATAAGGCTGGTGCGGCGATGAAGTGTCTGAAATGCGGTCATGAGTGGGAGCGCCGGGTACCTAAGCCCCTGAAGTGCCCGAGATGCGGGACGGTGGCGTGGATGTTTCCGCCGGGGGTGGGGATCGCGCAGGCGGGCAAGGAAGGCCAAAATATAGCGGTGGAGAGTGAGGGAGTCGCTAAAACCAGTTCTACGGAAGAGTTAAGAAAGAAGCGTATGGAATAAAGCTGGAGCGGGCGCGGAACGAGGGTTAGAGTGGTGGGTACAAAGTACCCGGAGGGTAACGAGTATGCGGCTATGTGTCGGGTGCGGCGCGGAATTTGAAGCGCGGTCCCGTAGTCAGATAAAGTGCTTTTCCTGTGGGTTTGGGGAACCGCTGGTGCGGATCGTGTGGTGGGGGCTGGACCCGGAAACCGGAGACTGGTGGGGCTGCGGATATCCGCAGTTCGGGCCGCTGAAGTTTGTGGGGAAGGAAAATGGGCGAAGGATTGGAGCCAGTCTGGGTATGCGACAGGTGCGGGTGGAAGTGGCTCAAGACGGCGGGGCCAAAGCCGGAACGCTGTCCCAGCCGCAAATGCCGCAGCCGCCAATGGGACAACGCAACAAGCATGGACGGCCCCGGAGAGGGTGAGGTGGATATGGAGCGCCTGCGGGAGATCGCGGCGGGGCGGAATCTGGAGTTGGCCGAACCGCCGCCCAAGAAGCCGCCGTCCAGCGCCGCTCCGCTAAACCAGTTTATGGATGAGGATGGCGGCGGGACCAAAGTGGAGATGTGCGACCACCGGGAGTTCGACGACCAGACCGGGGAGTTCATCCACTGCGGCCTGCCTAAGCATGGGCCGAAGGTAAGCCACGGGAACGAGTGGAGGGAGTCGGCCTGAACCAAAGTAAGAGACAGCGCCCATGGGATTGCGAGTGAGCCATGACATCGGAGAGCACCAAGATGTGAGAGCGAGCCGAGAGAATCGAGAGTGCCCATAGCTGTGAGCGAGCCGTACCGCCTGAGAGCGCCAGATCGAGAGAGCGAGCCAGAGTAAACGCGAGCACCACACAGAAAGAGCGAGCCAAAAGTAGGGAGTGTTGCCAAGGATACGGAGCGAAGCCCGCTGGAGCGAGAGTACCTAAGTCACGGAGCGAACCGGGCCAGAAGAGAGCACCATTGATCGGAAGTGAACCATAAACCATGCGAGCACCACGATAACTGCGTGAGCCAGCATAGTGGAGAGCGCCACAGTAGCGGAGCAAACCAGACGGGATGAGGGCACCAAACAAGGGGAGTGGAGCCAATGCAAGTGAGAGTGCCGGAAAGGATGAGCGAGCCGATGACAGAGAGAGCACCAGAACGATTGAGCGAGCCGCCTTAGCAGAGAGTACCCAACCGAGGGAGCGAACCACTAGCCTCTGAGAGTGCCATACAAGGGGAGTGAGCCAGCGGAAACTGCGGGCACCTAAGCGGAAGAGCGAACCATGAGCCAGCGAGAGCGCCCAAGTGGTCGAGTGAGCCGGACATGACGAGAGTACCTGTGAGCAGGAGCGAGTCAGGTTCCGCGAGAGCACCAAGCCAAAGGAACGAACCGGACATGATAAGAGCGCCAGATCGAGGGAGTGAGCCGCGCAACAAGAAAGCGCCAAGAAAGGGGAGTGAGCCAGTCCACCAGAGAGCACCATGTTGTCGGAGCGAGCCATGCAGGAAGTGAGCGCCACTGCAAGGGAGTAAACCCAATCCAGCGGAGAGCACCAAGCGAATGGAGGGACACACCATGAACGACCTGTTGGAAGCCACCACCGCTCCTGAACCCCTGAAGCGGCTGACCAAGGATTTACTGAAGGCCGCGACCACCCTGTCCGTCGATGAGGCGCGGTTTCTGGTGGACGCCTACTACATGCTGCAGCGCAACCGCATCACCGCCAATAATCAAATCAGGACATTGGAGGTAAACGAAGAACCACACACCGTGCTCGAATGGCTGAGCGCCCAGAACCAGATGCTGGAAGGACAGTTGAGGAACGCGCTGGACAAATGGTCGAGCGCCAACCCGGTGGGGGAGTGGGCCAAATCCATCTGCGGCATCGGCCCCGTCATCGCCTCCGGCCTGCTGGCCCACATCGACATCACCCGCACCCCCACCGTGGGGCACATCTGGGCGTTCGCGGGGCTGAGTCCGTCGATCCAGTGGAAGAAGGGCGAGAAGCGCCCCTACAACGCCACCCTCAAGACCCTGTGCGCCTTCAAGCTGGGGGAGAGCTTCGTGAAGACGCAGAGCAACGACGAGGACATCTATGGCCGCGTCTACGTCCGGCGCAAGGCGGTTGAGATCGAGCACAACGAGGCGCTGGCCTTCAAGGAGATCGCTGCCGAGCGGCTCAAGACCGTGGGCAAGGGCACCGAAGCCTACAAAGCCTACGCCGTAGGCAAGCTGCCTCCGGCCCACATCCACGCCCGGGCGCGGCGCTACGCCGTAAAACTGTTTTTAGCCCATTACCACGCCGTGGCTTACTTTGTTGAGTACCGGATCATGCCCCCCTTCCCCTACATGTTCAGCCACATGGAAGGGCACGTGGATTTCATCGCTCCACCGCATGCCGCCCTCCTTCCGGGTTTCCCTGCAGCGCTGGAACGCTATAAGCAGGCGCTGCGTGAGAGGTGAGGTGATGAGAACCCTCTCTGAAAAAAGAAAGATAGCCGCTGCGAGAGCTATGGCTCAACGAAATGTACCGGCGTCAAGGTGCGCCGATTGCGGGAAGGTGAGTGGAAGACTCCACCGACATCACAGTAATTACGATGAACCACTAAGTGTGGTGGTGTTGTGTCCTTCATGTCACCGTAAAAGAGATCAATTACTAGGGCTACAGAGAGTCGCGAGAAAGATCACCCCCCGGACCTGCGCGGTTTGCGGTAAGGAGTTTGTACCTGACCGCAGAAAAGTTGGCGTGATATGCGGCTCTGATTCGTGCAGGTCTACCTACGGACGAATATCGAGTGCAAAGTGGTGGCAAGGGAGAATGAGGAAGAACAAAATTAAATCGTGTGCCTTCTGTGGTAAGGAGTTCACGGCTAAGTATCCAACTGTCAGGACTTGTTCCCAATGGTGCGCCAAAAAGCTAATGTGGAACTTTCGCCATTCCATGGCGAAACTTTGCGCCGCTCTACCCTGTGCGGATTTAATTCAGAGGCTGGCGGCGGCGGTGCAGGCGGAACTGCACCGACGGGGACCGGAAACCAAACCAACTGAGAGCACCGGGGACGATGAGTAAACCATTTCAGAAGAGAGCACCACAGAGAAGGAGTGAACCAACGAACACGAGTGCGCCATGGGTAATGAGTGAACCACACCAAAGGAGAGCACCTTGGAACAAAGAGTGAACCATCTTGTCGGAGAGCACCACACCTGAAGAGTGAGCCAATCCAGCGGAAAGCGCCAAATTAGAGGAGCGAACCACAATCAAAGAGAGCGCCATGGGATGAGAGCGAGCCAAACTCCTTGCGAGCGCCATGAGTCAGAAGCGAACCAAGGTGAGTGAGTGCGCCAGTGTACCAGAGTGAGCCAAAGCATAGGAGAGCACCAATATATGAGAGTGAACCATCGCGGGTGAGAGCGCCAAGGTCTACGAGTGGAACCAAATTATCTGCGTGGGGAGAAATTATTTTCCCCCGCCGGAAAACTTTTCGGCGGCGTATCCCAGCTTGATGAAAAGGCAAAGAGTATAGCAGCGGAGGGCGCAGCTTTAGGATAGCCGCCCGGTTCTGTTCTGTGGAAAAGCGGTTGACAATTAAATTGTATTGATGATGAATATGATGAGTAATGACGAAGATGAGGAGCATCGATTCTTCGTAGGGCTGGTTTTCATCACCGGCAAGCAATTCCCTACTGAATGGGCCGGAGATGAGATGATGTGTAAATGCCTGCGCTGCGGCTACGAATGGGATCAACGCACTCCGGAAAAACCCCGCCAGTGCCCCCGCTGCAAGAACCCGCGCTGGGATACGGAACCCAAATTCCGGGTTCCCCAGCCGTCCCCCAAGAAGATCACCCCCGGGCGGGAGCCGGAAAGAGCGGTGGCCTGAAATGCCGACCCTGTGGGTGAACGGGCTGGTGGCGGTCTCCGACTTCCAGCCTTATATTCAGTTGTCGAACGAGGACCACATCGTTGCCCAGATGACCATGGCCGAGGCCCGTAATTTCGCCATGGATATTCTGCAGATGGCCTCCCGCACCGAAGCCGACGCCATGATCCACCGCTTCTTCAAGGACTCGGACAATTCCGACCTGTCGGGCCGCATCATGGTGGAGTTTCGCGACTTTCGCGCGGGCCTCGACAGCCAGCCGGTGGACCACGGCAGCAACGGCCCGCCCGCCCCCTGAACTCCTTTCCCCGGAATCCTGCACCAACCCCGCCGCTGCGTGTCACGGGGCGGGGCGGAATCTTGAGCGGAGGCGTGTGCTTGAACGGCTGGAAGGATAACCTGCGGCAGGAGATCATCAAGGGCGGCGGCGAGTCCCCCTGCCCCTTCTGCAGCCTGCCCCGGGTGCGCCGCTCCGACTACGTCCGCTGTGCGCGTTGCGGAATCAACTGGCTGGAAGGCGAGGCGCTGGGCTCCAACCCGCAGGTGGAACGGCGCAGGAAACTGGCCGCGCAGCAGGCCGCGACTACCATAAGGAAAGACAAAGCTGACTCCGGGAGGGAGTAACCATGACCACCACTCCGGCTTCGCCCGACGGCGAGGCCACCACCCTGACGCTGGACGACTTCGAGTTCGACACCCTGACCTTGGCGCTGGGCTACGCCACCGGCGCGGCCCTCAAGGGCGGAGACCGGGTTCTGGCCTACCGCTTTGTGCGCCTCACCAACACCCTCCACCGCCACCGCCCCGGCTGGGTGCCCTATGAAGTGCCGCAGGAGGCCAAATGATGCAGACGCTCGCCGCCGCGTGGGAGGTGAGGGCGGGGCTGATCCCCGGCCAGCCCATAGAAGAGCTTGGTAAAAAATTTTTCTACACCTCCTCAGACAAGGACGAGGATGCCAGCCACAGCAAGGACATCGGCTACCAGCCGCTGTTTATGAAACAGATGGCCTGCGCCTCTGCCTACCACCAGCAGATGTCCGACCCCCGATTCAATAACTGGGCGGAGTTGACCTTTATCTGGTACTGAGATTGCGGTGGGCATGGTGTGCGGGGAGAGCCCGTGACAGGCGAGGCCCAAATGCCCAGTGAAACACCCGCCGCAATGGCCCCAAAAGAGGTGAGCGATGCGCTTCTATCGTGTCTTTCTGCCCTTCGGCGTAGCCACCGAAGTGGAGGTCTCCGCCGACGGCGTCATTGTCAGCGCCACCCCCATGCTGGGGGCCTCGGTGGGATTAAAATTCCGCCGCTTCGAGCGCTGGGTGAAACAGAAGGGCGGGGAGGTGACGGTGATCAGCCAGACCGAGGCCCGCCGCCGCGCCGAAGCCTGAAAAAAGGGAGGGGTGATGAAGGTTCAGATTGAAGACGAAAGCAAGCTGCGCTGGCCGGGAGGCTGGCACCGCACCCTCATCGAGTTGCGCAAGAATGAGGCCCACTGGAAACAGCCGCTCGATTACTACCGCAAGAAGCTGATCAACGAACTGACGCTGATGGGGGCCACCGCGATTTTAATCTCCCGCAACCCCGCCGGGGAGGAGCGCATGGACCCGGGGGTGGCGGTGTGGTTCTCACTGGTCAAGGAGGACTATAGCTGGCAGACCCTGCTGGCCCTCGGTCCCGCTCCCACCCTCGACGAGATCGACGCCGCCTTCCGGGAGAAGGTCAAGCCGATCCACCCCGACCGCCCCGACGGCGGGGACGCGGAGATGTTCAAGCGCTTCGGGGAAGCAAGAAAGAGAGCCCGCGACTGGGTGAAGGGCACCAGCGCCGACCGTCACGAATACGTGATGGCGCTGGACCGCTACTCCACGGCGCGGGCCAACATGGCGGGGCTGTGGCGGGCCTTCGCCAACTTCCGCTCCCTGCAGAGGCTGGGCATGCCCAGCATTCTGGAACGGGTGCTGGACAAGGCGTTCAAGGCGGCTCTGCCCATGAAAGCCGGGGAGGAGGGAAAACCCCATGCCACATAAACTCTGGCTGCTCAAGAATCCGCACACCCTGTCGATGGTCATTACCCTGAACCCGGACGGCAGCGTAACCGCCGACTTTCCGGGGCTGGAATGCGCGGCCACGGTGCTCGACGACGATCCATGGAGAGCGCGCGACCGGGCCATACTGGCCTGCGCCAAGCTGATGGTCGCCAAGCTGGAGGTGCCCCATGGGGCTGACACTCACCGCGCTGCCTGATTCGCATGCCCAGATCGAATCGCTGCAGCGGGCGCTCAGGGAAAAAGTGGAGCGCATCTACGATCTGGAGGAGGAACTGCGCCAAGCCAAGGCAGAGCGCGCCGCCCTCGGCAACGGGGTGGCCAACCTGCGCATCACCCTCGCGCCGCTCTATCAGGCCCTGCAGATGATCTTCGGCCACATCGACGCCATGAACGTGAGTCAGGCTGCTGGCACCCCGGTCTCCGCCTCCAAGCAGGCGGTGTGGGAGTCGTGGAAGCAAAAACTGGGCGGAGCCAACGCCCGCGCCATCGACATCCTCATGCTGCACGGCCCCATGACCGTCTCCAACCTGCGCATCCATCTGTCCTGCGCCGCCCGCACCGCCCAGAACGTGGCCCAAAAATTAATCTCCACCGGCATCGCCCGGCGGGACAACGGGCGCATCGCCCTCAAGGAGCTTTGAAGCAACCAGCCAGCCGGGAGGTGGAAGAGTGCGCGCAGTGAATGCCCTGAAGCGGGCCGAGGTGTGGCTTGAAGTCGAGGACATCCAAGCCCGCATCGCCCCGCTGGACTGGTTCGCCTACGACGATCTGCGGCTGGCCATGGTGGCGGCGCGCCTCCTGACGCGGATCACCGGCGTTCCCTCCGGGCCGGTCAAAGACGGGAGGACAGGGCGGGGACGGACCCTCTACCGCATCGTGGCGGCGGGGGATTTGTGAACGCCGAGAACCAATCCATCCTCTTCTCCCCGCCCATGATCCGGGACATTCTGGCGGGGCGCAAGACCATGACCCGGCGGGTGGTGATTCCCCAGCCCGAAGACGCGGCGCAGATGCCCTTGTGTCCCTATCGCCCCGGCCAGCGCCGCTGGGTGCGGGAGGGCTGGCGACCGTGGCTGGCTTATTCGGGATGGCGGACGGTGTACTTAGCCGACAAGACGGAGCGGGCTATCACCCCTCCGCCCCACTGGAGCCCGCGCAGGCTGACGGGGATGACCGCCGCTCAGATGCCGGAATGGGCCAGCCGCATCACCCTCGAAATTATCAGCGTGGCGGTGGAGCGGGTGCAGCAGATCAGCGCGGAAGACATCATCGCCGAGGGGCTGAGCACGACCCTGCGGGAGTCGGAAGCCTGCGACGACCTGCGCATGCAGTTCGAGGCGCTCTGGGATCGCCTGAATCGCATGCGCGGCTTCGGCTGGGAGATCAACCCGCTGGTCTGGGTGATCCGGTTTATGGTTTGGAGGTGCCTGCGATGAGCGCTCCATCCTTAGAGGGGCAGGAGTTTGGGGAGATCGTCCGCAAGGTCTACGGACCGCTCAAAGGGGTGCGCAGCGAGGTGATCGACTCCTACGAAGTGCCGCGCGTGTTCTACGCCCATATTCCCAAGTTGTCGGCGGCGAAGCAGGCCGGGACGCTGGGGCTCCTACTTCACTACGGGCTGCACTGCGGGCGCATGGGACGTTCAAGGAGGACGGAAATGGATGTAGACAAGATGGTGGAGCGCTGGGCGCGGGTGATCACCGGCTTGGCCGTGGCCCATGACAAGGATGAGGCCGACCGCTACGAGGCGGCGGTGGAGGAGTGCCTGACCCCGTTGCTGGCCGCGCCCATCAGGCAGATCAGGGAGTTTTACCCTAAGCTGCTGACTACCCTCAAGTCCAATCCGCAGGTTCCCTTTCTGGTGTGGCGCAGCTACGAGCTATGGGTGGAGCAGGTGATCGCCAAAGCGGGCGACGAAGAGGTGAGGGAACTCAAGACCGCCATCGCCCGGGAGATCACCGATCTGGTGGAGCAGGACATCAAGGAGCAGCTTCCCGAGGCGCTGGTGCGCGCCCTGCAGTGGAGATCGGCGCAGACGCTGGAAGAGGTGAAAGAGGCCGTGACCCGCGACAAGGCCAAAGGCCGTAAGGCCAGACTGGTAGGCCGTGAGTCATGCCTTTTTCTGCACTGCGGCGGAGAGGGAGAGGACTCCGAGGTGTGTGTGCAAATCTAATCATCATCGTATTCATATAACTCGGAGTTACTGCTCCGACTGCTTGACTCAGGGCGCAGCCTCGGCGCATGATGAGCGGGAATTGTTCTGATGATGCAGGCGCTAGAGGACGAGAGAAACGCCGATTTGCTGGTTCGTTACTGGGGACTCGGCGAGCCCCTCAAGGAAGTCGAGAGGGAGGCTCTTCTGGCCTCGCTCGACGAGGAAAACCGAGCCCTCAACGGACCCCTGCACACGCGCGCCTTGGAACGGCTCAAGGATCGAGGGATCACATAGGAGCATGCCCAAGCCGCCGCCCACCCCCGACGATTTGAAAGAGCGCAAGAAGCGCGCCAGCGAATGGAAGATGTTCCGCCGCAGGCACCTCTTTACGCAAAGGCGTCTGGCTGATACCGTGGGTATCTCCCGCCGCACCGTGCAGCAGGTGGAAAACGCGCACATCACCCCTCACCTGAGCACTCTGGTACTGTTTGAGAAGCTCAAAAGAAAACACGCAAGGGAGAAAAAATGGCCGAAACCGATTACGTCGAACCCTTAACCGGCGAGGAGATCATCATCGATCTGTGCAGCCAGATCGCCGACCGGCTGCGCAAGGACTGCAATCTGCGCGATTCCGACAGTTACCCCAGCGGCTACTCGGCCAAGGTCACGGTGCATGTGGAAGCCTACGGAATGGACCAAGCTACCGTGGATATGTCCCTGTCGGTGGGCGCGGCGCAGGCCGACCCCTCCACGGTGATCGACACGGAGATCGAGGTGCCGGTGGAAACCGCTCTCGATCAGGTGAGGGAGCGTTCCGACCAGCCCATCCCCACCTTATCCATGGAAGAGGGGGTGGCGGTGATAAAACCGCGCCGCTACGTGCGCCCCGCGCGCCTCGCCGGAGGCGGGGCCATGGCCGAAAAACTGTAGCCGGTTCCCGGCAGGAATCCGATGACCGACGATCAACTCATTGCATTGACGGAACGTTTCGTCGTAGCGTGGGAGAAGATCGCCTCGGCTCTGGAGGGCCTCAATGAAACCTGCAGACGGGACCACGAAAAAAAATTCCCGGAGCGGAGCCAAGTCCGGGAAGCCGTCGTTACTCGCGTTCCCAGCCGGGAAGACCTCCTCCGCGAAGCCCAAGGCGCAAGCTCCGCCCCGCTCTCGGAGTGGCTCAGCGACGTGGAGCAGGAAGAACGGGACGCCGAGGATATCGGCGTCCGGGAACGGGAGTGGCTCGAAGCCCAAGGCGCTCGCCGTCCCGGCCAAGGGCGGGGTTAAGCGTCGCCGGGAGGCGCTCAAGCGTCTCAAGGTTTCCCCCCATCAGCTTGCCGCCGCGCCCCAGATCACCCCCCTGCTGAAGCGAGCCGACGGGGGCATCAAGCAGGTGGTTGCGGCCATGCGCTTCTCTCCCGACGACACCATCGCCGCTTTCCTTAGTAAGTACGATTCGATTCCCTCGGGCGACCGCGAGCGCCTGCCCGTGGAGGCCATCGCGCTGGCGGCGGGACTCGATGTCGCCACCCTGCTGGGATCGGTGATGCTGGCGTTGCAGGCGCAGGCGGTGAGCGCCGTCAAGATCATCGCCATGACCGCGCACCCCAAGATTACCCAAGCCAGAGTGGTTTGGGGGCAGACGCCGTTTGGGGAGAAGGATCGCACCGCGCTGGACACCGCCATGGGCTTCCTTCCCAGCCCCAAGGGGCCGACCTTCATCGGTAAAGCTATTTTCGGGTCCGGCAAGGCCGAGGAGGTTGAGGACGAGGACAGCGGCTCCACGCTGGAGGACCGGCTCTTCCCGCCCGCCAACGAGATGCAGCAACGGCTGGTGCCCATCCGCCAGCGCCTGCCGCCGCCTTCTTGACGCGATGGCTGCAGGGGCTTAGTTTTTAATCCACAGCGAGACGCATACTCCCCGCGCAGGCGGGATCAAGTCATGGCTCCGGCTACTCCGCCGGGGCCATTTTCATTTTGGCCTATGTATTCCGAAGCCACCATTGAGCGCAATCTCGAAGAGTTTGAAGCCCGCGAGGGCTGGTTCCCGCGCTACCACACCTATGACGAGGTGCGGGAGTTTACCGCCTACATCAACGGGCTGCTCAAGACCGAATCGAACACCAAGTCCAGCTACTACACCGTAGTGAAGGAACTCAGCGAAAAGCGGCAGAAAGAGATCACCCGCTGGGTCCTGAACGAGCAGGCGCTGTGCAATCCGCCAGAAGCTCCGATATGGATGGCCGATTTTACTTTCAAGCCGATTGGCGATATTCAGCCCGGAGACAGAATCATCGGTTGGCAGCGAAGCGTTAAAAAAGCGAACCGCAAGTCCACCAAGTCTCCGAAAAATTTAGAGCGGCTGGTTAGAACTACGGTGGTCGCTGTCGGGAGACGAAAATCGCCAATAGTCAGAGTGACGATGGAATCGGGGCGGGTGATCAGGTGTACGCCAGATCACCTGTGGTCGTGCGGCGCAACATATCGCGGTGAGTGCCCTTGGCAGTCCGCGAAGATAGGGCGGCTTCTGCGACGGGTCGTGGATGTTTACAGCAACGAGCCTGCGGACATTAGGCTCGCCGGTTGGCTGGGTGGAATCTATGACGGTGAGGGGCACAAGGGATCGATTCATCAATCCCCATTTCATAACGCTGACGTTTGTGAGGCGATTGAGTCAACCCTGTCTGCGCTTAATTTCAGCTTCTCAGTTTACCGCGCAGCCAACAAGACGGAGAAAGGTAAAGACCGACGATCTAATTGCTACCAAATCCTCGGCGGCGTAAGTGTGCTGGCTCGATTCGCGGCGTGGTGTAAGCCCTGCCGCAATGACGGTCTGGACGCTCGCATCCTGCGGACAATGCGAGCCTCTACCGACAGAATTATCAACGTCGAGCCGGATGGAGAGGGAGAGGTCGTCTCCATGCAGACCGAAACCGGCAATTACATTGTCTGGGGATATGCCAGTAAAAACTGCGGGCTGGACTCCGGCTATTGGGAGCGGAATTACGCATGGGTGTGCGACGAGAAGGGGCAGATATTTAAATTCAAGAACCGCAAATCACAGGAAGTATTCGATAGCATCATCGCCGAGTTTGACGAAAAGGGCGTGTCCATCGAACTGCTGATCCTGAAAGCGCGGCAGGTGGGGATTTCCACCAAGACGGCCCTCAAGTTCATTCATCGCCTGATGTTTATTCCCCACACGCAGGCGGTGATGGCCTCGGTGCAGAAGGACAAGTCGGAGTTGATCGGGCGCATTCTGGACACCGCCTATAACCGCTGTCCGTGGTGGCTGGTGCCCAACCGCATGCCGAGGCGCTCCTTCGATAACGGGTCGATTCTTTCCATTCAGTCGGGCATGCAGGCCACCGGACTGGCGCAAGGATGGACGCCCACCTCAATCCACATCTCCGAACTGGCCGATATCCCCAACCCCAAGGTGACCATTGAAGAGGGCCTGTTCCGCGCCGCTCACTCCTCGCGGAATTTATTCATGGTGCTCGAAGGCACCGGCGGCGGCAATACCGGATGGCTGGCGGATACATGGCGAGCCGCCAAGGAGGACTGGCCCAAAGGGCTGGCGCGGTTGTTCCCCATGTTCATCCCGTGGGCCATGTGTCCGGACATCTATCCGGAGCCGGACTGGCTGCTGAAGTTTCCTTTGCCGGGCGGGTTCCAGCCCCACGAGATGACCCGCAAGCATGTCATCAAATGTGAGTCCTATATCCGCAACACCCCCTATCTGTCCAGAATCGCGGGCCGGGACTGGCGCATGCCCATGGAGCAGAAGTGGTTCTGGCAGTTCAACTACGACGAAGCCTGCAAGAAGCACACCCAGCGGACGTGGGCGGCGCAGATGCCCGCTGACGACCACGAAGCCCTAACCGGCATTCACGACAGCGTGTTCGACCCCGAGGTGCTGATGGAGGTCGAGGACCGCATCTACGAAATCGCCCCGCTCGCCGACCAGCGGCAGCGCAAACAGCCGATGCAGATATACGCCATTACCGGTCACGACGTGGATGAGGTGTTTCATCCGCCCGACGCCCGCATCGACTGGGACAAGCCCTGCGTGAAGGTGGAGTGGGACTCCTATCGCGGCCAGCACTTCGACTGGAACATGATCCCGCTGCTCGCCGTGGACGAGGAAAAAGAGCGCGACACCTTGGATTACCTGCTGGTGTATGAATGGCCGAAACACGGTTGCCAGTATAGCTGCGGCGTCGATACGGCGGACGGTTTAGGCAAAGAGGACGAGGAAAGAAGCTGCCTGTCGGTTACCAAAAACAGGTTTCACGGAGAATGCGACCAGCAGGTCGCGGAGCTTACTTCGAACCGCATCAACTCCGCCCAGATCGTGGCCTTCGCGGCCTGCGTGGGCGCGCTCTACGGCCCATGCTGCCCCGACAGCCGGGGGCTGAAATACTGCATCGAGCAGATTCAGGGGCCGGGCGACACCTGCCAGCACCAGTTGAAGATGATGGGCTTCTTTAATCACCACATCCCCCGCCGCTACGACTCGAAAAAGATTAAGGACGACTCCAGCCGCAAGGAAGGCTGGTACTCCAATACATGGTCGGTGCCGATCATGATGACCCGCTTTACGGAGGCCGTCAACGGCGGCTGGTACGAGCCCAGATCGCGCTGGCTGATCGAGGAACTGCGCACCTTGGAGCGCCATGAGACAGCGGGCAAGTCGAAGATGGAGCACCAGACCGGCAAGTTCGACGACCGGGTGAGAGCCGCCGCCACCTCCTATTTCACCGTCCACGACATGGACGTGCTGACGGAACGGGCGCAGAAGCGCTACGCCCAGCCGGTGAAGAAGCCGTCGTATTCGAAGAATTTGTGCCGCGCCACGCAGGTGTCAGTGGGAGGCTGGTGATGACGAACGCGCAACTATCCAAAAAAATCTGCTACTGGCAGGACCGGAACGGGGCGCTTTATATGGGGTTGCCGGAGCGGTTCCCGGCTCCACCCGGCATGGAGAAGATTGTGTGCGCCAGCGCTCTTCAGGCGGAGTTCTGGTCCAAGCGGATGCGCCAGCAGGAGCGGGTGCGGGAGATGGCCAAGGACGAAGAGCGAGAGAGGGTGGAGGGACCGATGCGCAAGAACCTGCGTTCCCATATTCAGCATCTAGCCGCCAACGCCCGCAACAATACCAACCGCGACTTCCTTCTCAAGCACTTGGAAAATTACGAACGCCGCCCCGACCTGACCAAGAGCAGGTATGAGAGCTACCTGCACTCCGAAGCCTACGAGCAGAACGGATGATTCCCGTGGACGAAGAAATTAATTTGCGCTAGGATACGCGCAGATTTCGGGTTAGCTAAACTCGGGGAAAGAATGGGGCAGGAGTGGCAATTAAGCGGATTGCCGATCTTCGTCGAACTTCCCAACCTGCGCCGCCCAAATCCACCGATCATAGTATTCATCATCGTATGGAGGACTTATGCCAGTAATTCTGGACAGTCCTCAGTACGCCCCCTCCTCGCTGGCGCATACCAGTTGGCAGTGCCCGCCCTTCGAATCTCCGCAAAGTACCCGCTTCGGCTGGGTGGAAGAGCAGATTCAGGAAGGCGAGGGGTTCCTTGAAGGCCAGCAGTGCTACAAGGAATATCCCTCCAACCTGCGCGTCTTCAATGGGGTTTTCAAGGACAACGCGCGCTCTAAATTAATTACCAACGAGCTTAAATACGACATCCGCAAGTTCTGCGAGACGCTGGCGCAGGTAAGAGAGATCGCCGGGTACGGTTCCGACCATCCCGCCTTCCGGAAGATGGCGGAGATGCTGACCAAGGTCTCGAAGGCGATCTATCTGGAATCCGACTTTCCTTTCCAAATCCTGAAGGTGCTCCAGTATGCCAGCGTGATGGGGATCGGCTACCTGTGGCCGAGGGTGCGGGCGGACGAATACGGCTACGGCGAACGCAAGATGGAATTCGATGCGCTGGGACTGCTGGACGTGGTTCCGGTACAGATTCCGCCGCGCTCCAACAACGTGCAGGACGCCTATGCGGTGACGGTGTACGACTATATGCCGATTGCCGAGGCGCACGGCAGGTTCCCGCTCTTCCAAAGTTATCTGCAGACGGTGGGACCGAGGAACTATATCACCCGCATGCAGGCGCGCCGGATCGACTACGCGGAGCGATTCCGCTATGGTCAGCAGGGCCGCAGCTTCGGCGATCTCTACAGCGAAATCCGCTACACCTTCATCCGTGACCTGCGCATCAACAGCACCGGCCTCGAACTGCCCATGGGCGACATTGGAACGACGTGGTTCTATAAAGTTCCCTTTGTCGGCCAGTCGATTATTGGCGGAGTCAGCAATGGCGCGCCCTTCTTCCGGGCGGCGACCCCGGAAGACTGCCGGGTCTATCCCAACCTGCGCCTGATCATCACTTCGTCGGGTATGGACAAAGTGATGTATGACGGACCGGCGTTCGACTGGGACTCCAAGGTTCCGGTCATTCAGTACACCGTGGATGACTGGGCATGGGAGCCGCTGGGCCGGTCCTTGGTGGGCGACGTGTCCAGCATCGAAACCACTACCCGCAAGATCGAACGCAAGATGGATGCGGTCATCACCGTGACCCTGAACCCGCCGCTGGGCTACAACCATATGGAGACCGGCGGAGCCAAGGTAGAGCACTTCGACATCTTCGAGGAAGACGTTCGCATCGGCGTGGACGGCAAGCCCCGGGAGACGCTGCAGTCGGTGCTGCCGGATACGGTGAAGGTGGAGAGCGACCACTTCCAGTTCCTGAAGTATCTGAAGGAGTGCAAGCAGAACCAGCTTGGCCTGCAGGACCTCGGCAACTTGCAGAACATGAAGATGAACATCGCCAACGAGACCGCCGACAAGATGCTGGAGTCTATCGGGCCAATCGCCAAGGGCATCGCGGCCCGCATCGAAAAAGGCAACAAGGCGGTGGGCTACAGGATGAAATTCATGATCCTGCAGTGGTTCAATGTGCGCCGCATCATGGAGTACGTGGGGCCGGAGAATGTAGCCCCGGAGATTTTCGACTTCAACCCCGACGCTCTGGTGCCGTCGCACATGCCCGACGAGATGATCAACGGGCAGTTTCCCGACACCCCCTCGGTCTATCCGCAGCTTGACCGGGCGCGCTGGTTCGCGCGCAACATCCGCCTGACTTCGGTTCCATCCACTCTACTCAAGATTACCCAGATGCAGCGCCAGTTGGCCATGCTGCAACTGAAGCGCGGCGGTGCCCCGATCTCATGGCTCACGGTCTTTAAGAACATGGACATCGCCAATCCCGAGCAGGAGATCGAGGACAGCTTCAAGGAGCAGTCGCGTCTCGAAGTCATGAAGGTTCTGTCGCAGCTTGACCTGATGAAGAAGCTGAAGGATATGGGCATCGATCCGCAGGCGCTGATGGGCGGCGGCGATCAGCAGCAGGGCGGCGGAAAAGGCAAGGGCGGCGGCAGGCCAGCCTCCGGCCAGAAGGGGCCGCGCATTGCCCAGAAGGGCGCGCAAGGAGGCGAGCCCCGTACCGTCGTCAAAGAATCGTGAGCCGTGGCGAAATTAATTCCGGGAGAGGACGAAGAATGGCGATCCGAATTAAAACCCAGAGAGATTACCTGCTCACGGAGGTAAGTATGGAACTACCCTGTGATCTGAGCGACCTCGACCTTGTGATGCGCACCCAGCGCGCCACCGGTAAGATCGTGGCGCAGTACAGCGAGGGCGGCTTACTGGGCATCAACGTGGAACAGCGCACCAAAGTTCGCGAGGGGATCAGCGACAAAGTGCGGGAGATTATCGGCGTGGGCACCAAGGAATTCAATGGCGATCATGAGGGTTCGGAATAAGCTGCGCCTATGTTCCATACATGGCCGAATGGCTCGAAAGAAGATTAAAAAATCTGCGAATTAAGTCTTGACGGTGCGGAACAGTTGGGCTTAGTTTCGTAGGAGATTAAAACCGAGATGCAGACTCCCCAGTAGGTACTGGGAATAGGTCGTGGCTCTGGCGCAACGCTAGGGCCATTTTTATTGCGACCTAGCCCAAACCGAAAAAAAGGAGCATCTCCATGGCAAAGCGTCGTCGTCACTCCGCAGGTGCCGTCCACATGAAGAAGGCCCGCAAGCGCCGCCACCACAAGGGCGGCAAGAAGTCGGCCATCAAGGCTTAGCTTCAACTCCCACCCGGCGGGCACCCCCCGCCGGGAACTCAACCTCATGAGCTTACCCGGGAGTTACAGCAATGGCCACTCCGTCCATGCCACCGCAACCTGATCAAGGAGCGCCTCCGCCCAACCAGATGGGCGGCGCACCTCCCGACCAAGGCGGGCAGCAGCCCAACGGCCAACCGCCCGATCAAGGTCAGGGGCAACCTTCCTCGTTTCAGGCTCCGGCAAACCCTCTGCAAATGCTTCTCGCCAAGTGGTTCAAGGTGGCCGAGCAGATGGCCGCTGCCGATCCGCGTCTGGCCTCCGGCGCGCAGAAGGTGCGCGAAGGGGTTCAGGAAATGCAGACGGCGCTGGTGACCCCTCAGCAGCCCACGCCCATGGCCCAACAACCGAAATAAAACGCAGCACAACCGTCCGGGAGGGATGAGTAATGGCAATGACAGTTGAACAAGTTTTGCGCGAGAGCGGATTCACCGACGAGCAGATCAGGGGTCTCGACCCCAAAGCCATTACCGCGTTCGGCGGAGTGCTGAGCACGGCGGAGAGGGAACGGACGGAAGCGCTGCAGGCGCGTGACGCCGCCGAGCTTGCGCAGCGCTCCAACGTGGACTTCTACGAAAACAAGATTGCCCCGTCGCTGACCGCGTGGGAAGAGGAGAAGCAGCGCATCGACAACGAGTCCGCCAAATCGAAAGCCGAGGCCGCGTATTACCGCACGCAGGCCGAAGAAGCCAAGAAAGGCGGATTTATCCCCGCCGAAGCGCCCGGTTTCGATGCCAGCAGGTTCGTTCCGCCGAATCCCGCCGTCCCGCCTCGCGACCCACAGGGCCGCTACGTGGCCAACGCTCCCGGCGGCGTCCCCGGCTCCCCGCAATACTTCGACGTGAACAAGGTCTATGAACGCGCCGGTGACGCGGTGGGCATCCTGACCGACATCCAGTGGGAGCACCAGCGTTTGTTCGGCCAGCCGCTGCCCATTTCGCCCACGGAATTAATTCGGCAGGCCGATGCGCAGAAGCTGGACCCCAAGAGTTATGCCGCGCGCACCTTCAACTGGGATCAGCGCCGCCAGCAGATGCGCGAGGACGAGCAGAAGAAACACGACGACGAGATCGCCGCCAAGGCTTCTGCCAGCGCTGAGCAACTGCGGAAGGAAGACGAGGAGCGGCACAAGAAGGAACTGCAGGAAGTGGACCGCAAGTGGGCCGAGCGGGTGGGGTCCAACCCCGACGTGCGCCGCCCTGTGGACAGCCGGTTCTCCGACATTCAACGCGCGGTGAAGGCTAACGACCTGCCTGATCCGCTGAGCCTGAACGACCAGCAGCGCCGCGCGCAAACTGCGTCCATGATCCGCAAGGACATGGCGGAGACGGTGCAGTGATGAACGAGTACCGCCAGAACGTGATCGAGAAAACAGCCTAACGCTGAAAGGAAAATTGCGCCATGCCGACCGATCCTCTCTATAACGAAATCGATGCGAGCAATTTGGAGTCAGTGAGAAGGAACGTCGTATTCAACAATTTATTTGTTGGCACTCCCTTTCAGGCCAAGCTGCGTCGCGCGGGCGTGTGGGACGAGTTTCTGGGCGGCGCTGGCATGATGGAAGGCGTCCTGTACGGGCGCACGCAGGGCGCGGCGGTTAATCCCGGCCAGACCATCACTGTGACCCGCCAGCAAATCAACACCGGCATCAAGTTCCTGCCCAAGGCGTATGCCACATGGTATCCGCTGGACGACTGGGAGATGGACGACGGTTCCGGCACCGGCGGGGTCATTAACTCCGGCCCCTCCAAGATCGTGGACGAGTACCAGTTATACATGGAGAACCTCGTCCTGACCATGAACACCATGCAGGAGATGGACTCCTTCCGCCACGGGCAGGCGGCGTCGGCCACGGTTACGGACAACCGTACCAAAACCATCAACGGGCTCGATGAGGCGTTGAACAACGGCATCGATCCGTCGGTGTACGGCAATGTCTACAAGTCTTACGGCGGGCAGCAGCGCAACGGCAATGTCGGCGTGGCGCTGAACTCCACGCCGGTCTACTGCGGCACCCCCTCGGGCGGCACCGGGCAGATCGACTTCGCGGTGCTGATGCAGCTTTGGTCACAGTGCAAGGTGACCGGCGGCAGTCCTTCGCTGGGCATTACCAACGTGTTCGGCTTCAAGGCCGTGGCCATCGCGCTCGACGCGCAGCGCCGCGACGTTTCCAACACCCGCCACGATATCAAGTGGGATGGGTTGAACTTCAACGGCGTGGATATCTACGCCGATCCGCTGGCTCCCTCGGCTCAGGCGCAGAACTACATCGCGCTGGGCGCGGGCGCGGGCGGCGGGCAGGGTAATGCCAGCTTGGTGGACGGCGTGGGACAGAGCACTCAGACGGTGCAGTTCCAGACACCGCAGTTCGTCGGACCCACAGGTGCTCCGGTTGCGTTTTCACCGACCGGTTCCGGCCTGCCATCAAACACCACCATCCAACCGGGTGAATACCTCGCCTTCCTTGAGCCGGAGTCATTCAAGATTCGGCCCACCAACAAGAAGGGCTGGAATTTTGGACTGCGCCGCGCGCCGATGCCCAACAACGTCAGCATCGATGCGCTGTTCATGAGGCTGGGCATCAACCTATACAACGTTCAGCCGCGCCACAATTGTTACGCGTTCTCGTTCGCCTCGTAACTGGTTTATCGGTAAAGCTTTCAAGGAGATTGTCCATGCCGCAGCAACAGATGCTTCCGACTTGGTTGGCGATCAACAACGCCAACTTTCCGACCGCGTCCGGAATTCAGGACTTGCGTACAGGACAAGACTTTCCTGCCGGTGGACTGAACGCTGGAGACTATTTCGATACGACCGAGCAGGAAGCCAACAATGCGTCGGCGCTGACCGTTGGACTGCTTCACCATGGCCGCTACCGTCTGGTCAACGTGGATTCAGGCGCTACTGTGGCCAACGTCAAAACCGGCACTATCGGCTATCTGCGCGCTGGCATGTTCGTGCAGGGTGCGGTGGCCACTACGCCGGGATCAGGCGCGACGGCGGGTGTTTACAGTGTCCCGGTTCCGCTCAACTCAGGGAACGGCAACGGCGCGATCCTATTGATCACTATCGGCGCGACCGGCGGCATCGCCGCGATCAGCGTGCCGCAGGGCGGGCAGGGCTACACAACCGCGCCGACCATTACCAACGCGCAGATCGCGGCAGTGATCACCGGCCTGACGGGCGCGGTGGTGGCGCTGCAGTTGAGTTCTTCGCCTAACCGCGTGACCAGTTCCGATCAGGCCCAAACCTCCAAGACCATGGTGTGCCCGGTAGTGTTCCTGAACCCCATCACGCCGGGGAACTGGGGCTTCGTGCAGGAGTTGGGTCTGGCCACGGTGCTGGGCAGCGCTGCGGGTACGGCCAACAACTTCGTGAACGTTGTCCCGGCCAGCGGGCTGGGAGTGGACAGCGCCACATTCGGGCCGCTCACCGTGGGCCAGTCCATCGATGTGCCTATCGCGGGGCTGTTCAAGGCGTATCTCAACGGACCGGTGAAACAGGACTAAGTGAAGGAGCCGACATGCAACTGACAATGCTCAAGGGTTACCCGGATTTTGTCGGCAAGCGCGCCACCTTTGTCGGTTATGGCAACGGCCCCGCTTCTTACGTCCAGTTGGTTCAGGGAGTTGCGCCCGCTGCGGGAACAGGCGGTGATCCGCTTACGTTTCTACTGCCGAATTACTACATCGACGCCATCGACAGCGCCGGAGTGCTGACGGTCAGCGGCAAGTACTTCGTGCGGGCAATCTCCAGCGGCGTGGGAGCACGACAGAAATGGGCGTTGGTGTGGTATGTGACGACAGGTGGCGCGGAGGCGGGCGCAGGAGTAATCCTGTCGGCGGAACAGGTTCAGATCGGCGGCAAATGCGGCCAGTATTAGCGCCGCGCACGAGGTTCTCTCCCCTCCCGGAGGAACAGCAAACGCCCTTACGGAGAGCGATCTTCGTGGGGGCGTTTGAGTCAGGAGATGGTTATGGCGAAAAAGATGGCGATGGCTGAAGAAGATGAGACGCCCGAGATGGAAGCCAAGGAACATTCCAAGGGCTTCCTGAAGCGCGCCGCTCACGTGGCAGGCAAGCCGCACCACAAGAAGGCAGGGAAGAAGCACTCCCGTAAACGCGTTTCCAAGTGAGGAGGCGCTATGCCGAGGAACATGCAGCAGTCCAACCCGGATTCCGGCGTCGATACGGCGCTTTCCAAGGCCAATCAGGCGCAACTGAAATTAAGCCACGAGCGGGGCAAGGCGCAGATCGCCAGCCGCCCGGTATCCATTCAGGACAAGACTGGTCGGTGGGTAACGATGCCCCACGCGCAGGCCATGCAGCATGTCAAGGGCGGCAAAAAGAAGAACGCCAGCAAGCGCGTTCCCAAGTGAGGTAAACCATGGCCATAGCAGCGACTCCGCAAAACCGCCCCTACCTGAATTGGGGCAAGGCGAAGTCCGCCATTGTTCCTGCGGCGAGACCGGCGACAGCGCGGCGCACCGTGCCGACGGCACCGTTTCCGGCTATTCGCTTCTACCTGAAAGCGCTGGCGAAGTAGAGGTGCGGCGATCATGTCACTGGACACAATGCGGTCGGAGCTTCTCGGCATCCCCGGATGCAACTACGGCCTTGTGACCACCAAAATTAACGAGTCCCTC